ATGAGCAATGCAACACCCATCATTGAAGAAATACGCGTAGCTTCACGGCAAATGGTACGAGAGCTCGGCTTTATGCGTAGCACACTCGCCGCAACGGAATACTCCCCATCAGTAGTTCATACGTTACTTGAAGTAGAACATCGTGGGTCGATGACTGCAGCGGAGTTAGTACAGATCTTAGGGCTTGAGAAGTCTAGCGTCAGCCGTATGTTAGCGAAACTTGTCAGCGCCGGTGAGCTAGAAGAATGTCCATCTGCCAAAGATGCCAGAATTAAGCAACTGAGCCTCAGTGCACAAGGCCGGGAAACGGTGGAAAGAATTAATCATTACGCTAACGAGCTCGTCATCGCTGCATTAAAAAAAATGAATCCACATCAGCAAAATGCAGCCTCACAGGGGCTTATGATCTATGCCAATGCGCTACAAGCCTGCCGCGAAAATAACGAAATGAGCACTCAAAACAATCTACACATTGTTTCTGGCTATCATCCCGGAATGATTGGCCGCATCGCTGAAATGCACGGCAGTTATTATGCTAGGGAGCACAATTTCGGTAGTTTTTTTGAGGCAAGAGTTGCAACAGAATTAGCTGAATTCTCCGGACGTTTAGACAATGAGTGTAATCAAATTTGGCTGGCTATGTGGAACGGGCGTATTGTCGGCTCGGTCGCAATCGACGGTGAAGATCTTGGCAACGGCGAGGCTCATCTGCGGTGGTTCATCCTTGACGATGGCTGCCGAGGCAACGGAGCTGGCAGAAAGTTAATCGCAGAAGCGATGAAGTTTTGCGATAAGAGAGGATTTTCTGCGGTTCAACTATGGACGTTTAATAAACTGACCGCAGCGAGAAGTTTATACGAATCATTTGGTTTTAAACTAACGAAGGAATGGCAAGGAGATCAATGGGGAAGCAGCATCATGGAACAGCAGTTTACACGCAAGATTTAATCATTGTCCCGTAACCCTTCAAATAAAACAGGGTTACGGGAATAACTTGAGCTTTTAGAAATAACGTAGACTTACTGGCATTCGCCAGACGTTAAATTATTCCCACTCAATTATTTACGATAGAAGTAACCAATTGACTGAAAACAATTTTTTAAAACCATGATTTATTCATACCGTTTTGTATACCGTCACTGGAAATCAGTACCCCATTTTTGAGTGAGTCGTACTGTCGCTGGCAGGTGATTCCGGCAGACCGATATCGCTCAGCTTCTTCTGCTGTTTCGACATAAGCTCGGTTGCTTTCTTCAAGCATGTCGGCGAGCACACCGATGACCTTACTGGCTGGCGTGCCAGAGGGGAAAGATCCGGTATAGTGCTCGGCGAGTCGCTTGGTTTTTCTAAGCTCGGCGCGCAGGCCGTCAGCAGCGGTATTAGCATGCTCAGCATCAACACGCGCCACATCAATACGGGATTGTGCTTCACGTTCAATTTGTGTTCTCTCCTGATCACGTTGTGACCTAGCCTTATCATCAGCCTGCTTCTGATCTGCCTGCGCCTGAAAATACCCTGCATCATACTGACGGCTGCCATGGACATTCCATGCAACCACGCAAGTGATAACCAGCGCAGCAAGCATCAAAACAATAAGCAACTGTTTCCAGTACGCTTTAACTAATGCAATGATCATAAAAGCACCCTAATGGCTTCGGCATACCGCTCGCTACGGTCGTCGATGCCGTTTTGGCCACCGTTGATAATCTGCGTAACACGTACCATATCGCTGGTGTATTTCATGCAGCCTTTGGTAGCAAAGAACCATGCCGCGCTGCGAGCAGCATATAAATCCTGTGCCAGCAGTTCAGGCTGCGCTACCAGATCAACCTTTAGTCCATTGCCGCAGTCGCGATAGTTATTTAGACCTGTAATTTGGATAAGTCCACGCCCTCGGTAATTCCATCCATCACTTGGGCCGTTGTTACCCATCCGTTTGCTGTATACCAGATTGGCGATCGCGCGCTGACGCTCTAAAGGCAATACTTTCTCATACGGCTTACGCCCAAGAGTTTTGGCCTGATCCTGAGTAATACGACCGGCGCGGACAAATCCTGACAGACCGCTAACGCTGTAGTTGAAACTTTCCACTAATCTGGTAAATCCCGTACTTTCATGTCCGAGCTGAGCAATAAACATCGCCTGATCTTCTGACTTGATAATACCGAACTCATTCATAGCGGCAGTAATATATGGATACCAGCGCGCGGCAAGTACTTCACTGATACCAGCTGCATGCTGGAACTGTTTACTGTCCATTATTTGACCTCACGATTTTGAATATTTGAACTACGTTTCCCTTTGTTTTGATAAGCGCAGCGAGGAATACGGCCTTGAGAATTACCTCTGCCCAATCGGTGCTGACGTAATACCCGTAGAATGTTCGAATAGGAACGCTTGCCGCGACGACAATCAGAAAGTACGCAAGCCAACCACCCCATCGACGATGGCGTGACCCGTCACGACGAAACATAAGTACTCGGATGGCGATGCCGCCGCAGATCGCAGCGTTCAGGATGGGAAGCATCTCATGACTGGTCATCGTCTTTTCTCCCCGGGATAAAGTCGCGCGGATTTTCAGAGCGGTGATATAGCCAGATGCCAATGCGGACAGCCACGATTGATGACACGAACGCACCAGAGGAAAAAACAATTCCTTTTTCGAATGAATCTTGCGTGATTGTAGGTATCAGACTGGCAACACCGATAAGAATTGACGCAGTTGGTTTGTAAAATAGTAATCCACAGAGAAAGCTTAGAGCGGCAAGCATCATTCGCCGCAATACTGGGTACTCCACAGCAGAGGTAACAAATATTACCGCTCCGGCTAGTGCGCCAAGTGCTACTTCTGGAGGCACTCCAGCCGCTACAGCCGCAAGAGAACCCATACCAAGCCACTGATTTATAGTCTCACTGGTTAGTTGGGCTGACATAGAGACCACCGTTTAATATGCATAAGACCCCCCTTGTTTAGTGGATACATCATACACAATAATTCATTTATGAATAAGTTTACCTCTGATTGGTCCTATCGAAATTACCCTAGGGGTGATATGATTAAATTTTGTATTTCCCTTTTGGAGAAGCAGTGAAGACTCTACACTCTATACAAAATATGAGGGGAATAGCGTCGTTACTAGTCGTGTTATTCCATTTTCGTTATACCCTGAACGGGCCATACGTTCAGAAGGATCTTGGGAATTTATTATTTTCAAATGGTGCATTCGGTGTTGATTTATTTTTCATAATAAGCGGATTTATCATTGTATATGCCACTGAAAAAGATAGTAGCCCTCAATCCTTTATAATTAAAAGAATGCTTAGGATTTATCCAGTAATTTTATTTGTCATGCTAATGAGCCTTACATTTGTTGATAGAATACATTTTGATGCTAACTTTATAAAATCATTGTTTTTTGTTCCTAATAATTTCAATAGAGAGGCGCCAACTTTCGGTTATGTAACCATATATTCTGCATGGACTTTAACGTATGAAGTTTTATTTTACGCAACATTCCTTATTGGGATGAACATAAGCCATAAGTATAGAGCAGAAGTAACATCAATAATTATTTTATTGGCATTTATTGGATTGAGATTTACTTATGGGGAAGGAATTACACTGGAAGGTTCTTCTACATTAACTTCACAAGGAGTCATGCCATTATTTAAATTATTATCATCGCCAATGATGCTTGAATTCATACTTGGAATGATTATTTATGTAAGCATTAGAAAGCTTGATAAATTCATTAAAATGTATAGCAAAGAATTAAAACCATTTTCTACTGCATCACTAATGCTTTCAGTGTCATTTTTCTTTATATGTTTTTCATCTGGCTATTTACATGGTCATGGCTTGTCAGGATTTGGATTATACGCAGCTATACTTTTTGTTTCATATCTTTTACATGAGTTGGTTCATGGGCACGAAAAGATAAAATTCCTTTCATTCATAGGAGATATTTCTTATAGCTTGTATATTGGCCATATTTTTGTTCTTGATATATTATGGCAGTATCGGAATGACCTTGGGATATATTATTTAACATCCGGATTTAGCAGGTTAGCTGTATTAATGGTAGCCAGTTTTATTTTCTCTATGGCTATATTCTTTTTGATTGAAAAGCCATTAATTAAACTGGCAAGAAAATATTCAGGGAGGGTAACCCCTCCCTTGAAAAATTCATTTTCCGGATCTAATCTCAATAGTTAGTTCTACTAAACCTGCAAATAAAGCAGGGACTAACTTACTGTAATCAACCTGCCAAGGGCATACGCCAGGGTCTTCTTCACCTGGCGTGACAACATCAGGAAAATATTCATGTAGTGTCTGAGCCATAAACATCAATGTAGTTTCATTTGGGTTCGATTTATATGCTGCATTCTGTACGGCACCGTTATTGTATGCTTCAATTAGTAAATTTAAAATACCGGAAGGTGCACCATAAGGTATTTTCAACCTTTCATCAGAGGTAGTGTTATAAATGGTTCCTGTAGCAGTAGTTGATACGGTTCCTACAACTCCATTTGCTTCATTAGAAAATGTTAATGGTGTATTAACAGAAGCCCCTGCCTGCTTGAATACCATTGCTGGAAAGCTATTCGGCGTTAATTGTACTCCTGGACCTGTAAGCCCAGCAGGAGCAATACTTGGCCCACCGAATAAAATTGTTTCTTTTAACCAAGTAAATGGTGCATTTCCAGTAGCGCTATACTTAATGCGCTGTAATCCGTTAATCTGAACATCTATATTTACGCGATTAACGCCAGAGCTCAACTCAATGAAGATGCGTGTTTCCCCATTAAATGTGGTTCCTGAGATTGTAAATGGGTTTGTGCCATTAGCTTGCAGTGTGAGCTGTGAAACCCCCCACTTCCTCATCATTGTTACTAATGTATCTGCATCAGTTATGCGATTTTCTCCACTATCATATACACCTTCAAAAATTGAAGAAGAATATACTCCATTTGATAAATCAGTTATTACAGCAGATGGATCGGTGAAGTTTATATATTCATTGTTTCTTTTCCCGACATTGAATAATGACAAACCGTTAGATGAACTTCCTGTAGAATCTGTAATTATCAAATTGTATAGGTCATCACCAACAAAAAATAAGCCTTCAGGCTCTGATCTCTTTCCATCACCAGGGATAATACAAAAAAGTTTAGAAAGATAATAATTAGGATTTGATGTTTGCGTGTTCAAAATAACCCCATTAGCTGACACCTTACTTTGTCTAAGCATCTGGAGATTTGAAGGTATGCCATCAGAGGTATAGTATGAACCACCTGATAACGTATAAATATCACCACCTTTGAAGGCTATGGCCTGACCTTTTGGATAGTATAAGAAACTATTACCAGAAACATAAACCGGTATATTTATTCTCGAGATTGGGGCCGCAGAGGGATTATTGAATATGTCAGATGCACTATAGATAAGATGAGGAACACGCTTAAGCTCTCCGTTGCTATATGATTGATAGCGGCTCCTGGCAACCACAAAACCATCGTTTGATGTTAATGACCCATCAAGCAAAAAGGTAGATATTTGTACAGGTGTAAGAATAGTATTGTTGTATTGATTAAGGTCACCTGATATATCATAAACCTTAAACTTGAAATCTTGACCATCAATAAAGCCAACTTTTCGTGTTTCAGAATCGGTATATATAGCTACACCCTCGCAGTATCCATTCCCTATACCAAAAGAACATATAAATGTTTTTGTTTGCCAATCATATACATCAATCCAACTTTCCTTAGCTATACCAGCAGTAACGCCTGTATAAATAAGATATAAAATTCCTTCATGATAGTTACCACCTTGGTTATAAGTATAATCATAACCATAAGTTAGCTTTAATGTTGCATCATATTTAGAATACTTGCTGAACTCGGCGACATGTTTATGATACGAAAGGTAATCTCCATTTAAACCTGTTTTTGTTACTGAATTAAGTACAGATAAGTCTGACTCAATAGAGTCAAATTGTTCTTGAACAGTATTACCAGATGCTGTTCCACTGAGTCCTGCACCAGTGGGCTTTGCCAGTTCTATCAGCACATCAGAAGCAGATCCAGATGGAGGAAGTGTAGCGAATGGCTGACCTGCGTTATCAAAGGCAACGATCTTATTCGCTCTAGATACCGAATCCGGCAGCGACTGAATAGGTTCTGGGGTGCGTAATGTTCTGCCCAAATTCGTGTTAGCAACACTATCCACATAGTTTTTCGTCGCTGCATCTTGTGGGCGAGATGGATCACGCAAATTGCGGATGTAATTGTTAAGCGCATCATAGTAATTAGCGATATATGACGGTTTACGCAGAGCCAAACTAAACCTACTGAATGTTTGCTGAATCAGCATTGTCAGTTTATCAAACGCATTCTCATGTACTTCTGCAAAAAACTTACCTTGATTGCGTAAGTCAGTCTCTTGTGTAACGGGCAATTCACGGGCAATAGATATTTTCCACCCGCTAGAAAGCGAACTGGCAAGAACAACATTACCTCCTTGATAAGACCCAGCCCCTGTCACCGTGTAGTCTGTACCGAGGATCAGCTCTCGCTGGTTTTCGTTCAAATCAACAATGACAACCGTCAAATCTGCTGCTTTAAAGATACGAAACTGATAAGGGAAAACAGTGGTAACACCGTTTCCAATATAATCATTATGGTCAACTTCTGTTGAGACTGTCATTTGGCTGTTCGCTCCTAGTTTTCGGCGCTCCAGTCGCGTCCGTCTAACAGACATTCTATATCTCAATAACACCTTTATGAATTATAGTTACCAACAATAAGCATTAAAATTACCCCTTAGGTATATTAAAAGCATTGGAAGTTTCTTTTCATCTTTGTTATATGTATATCCATACAGTACAACATAAATGGAGCGCTAGGTATGACGTGCGATTATCATTACCCTATTAAAGCTGACTTGAACAGAGTCCACTCACCAGCAGGCGTAAGAGCTTTAGTTAATGACTCAGACCTGATGAGGCTACTCAGAAATCTGGAACATGATGGGTATGATGTTAGTGGAGCAGCCGCCGAACTGACTGCATTGATTAACTATGTGACTAGCGTAAATGTCTCTTCCAGCGATGTGCTGTCGCACCTAGAATACTGCGCGAAAATAATTTCAAAGAACCTACCACCCAAAACTTAAACGGTTAATTATTACCAATAAACCTTGACTTTATTACCTTATTGGTGCATTTACTTACCAGCACATTTGCGCCATAGTAATTAGGCACTGGCAAAATCCAGTGCCGGGATTGGTCTCCTAGGATTCACTATGACGCATACACCGCGTTAGCGGTTTTTTTATGCGCTAAGCACAGTCACACCTTTATGGTGGGGCGTGCAGGGGAGCTGCAAGGCTCACCGGGTTTCATAGTGACCGGCAAGACCAACCCTGTACGTCTCACCACCAATCTGATTGGTCTCAGTGGTGGTGATTAACCTAACTTCAAAGGTAATCACTATGAATAATTCAACTTTTCTCTCTATTGATAAACTTCCTATTACAACCCATCGCAACATTCCTGTTATGACTACAGAGATGCTGGCAGATCTATATGGCTCAGAGCCAAAGCTGGTTCGCCAAAATTATCAGCGTAATGCCGAGCGTTTTGTTGATGGCAAGCATTGCTTTAAGTTGCTCGGCGATGAATTGAGAGCTTTCAAGAACGAAGCTTCTCAAAGAGGTTTGGTTAATATTGCGCCAAAAGTAAGCCACTTGTTCCTGTGGACGGGGCGCGGAGCTGCTCGACATGCAAAAATGCTCGAAACCGATCAGGCATGGGAAGTATTCGAAAAATTGGAAGACTGCTATTTTGAGCGCAAACCTACATCCTACCCATCCCAGTCTGAAACACTATCTGACCTAACCGGAACTGGTAGCCTTGAAATGGCGGCGATGGGCAAAGCAACCCAAGTTGTCCAGAGCTTCATGCCCGCCATACTGGAAGCAATGAAGCAGCAAGAGCAGAAGTACAGTTACCCAGCGAAACCGGGCTATCGCGAATTCATCCACTCACCAGAGGGGGTTACTGGCCTAGCGGAACGCTCTTACTTAATGAACTTGCTGAGAGAGCTTGAGGAGAACGGCAACGATGTCGGCGGCGCGATGATGGAATTCACTACCATGGTGAACTACATCACCAGCTCTTACCGCTGCATTCGTGAGATCCAAACGCATGCTGAGTTCATTGTGAAACAATCCCAAGCACACTAAAGAAGACGGCGCAGGGAAGCGCCTCCAAGTTAGTTCATGTTGTTTCACTCTGTTTCATTGCGTATCGGATAATAGTTGAGTAATATTACCTTACGGGTAAGACCCGTTTGTTGAAATGTATAATTATGAGGTGATGTCATGCGAAACGAAAGTTTGCAGGTGCGCAGAGCGCAGGCTGCCGCAAGACGATCTGTTAATGAAAGCGCTAGTTACGTGAAAGTTACCATGACCAAAGAGCATGCTATGAGTGTGTCTCGCGCTTTCTATGATTCTCGTAATGATAAGGGGAACTATGAGTTCGTCTGCGTCGAAGAATAATAAAAACCAGATAGTTACATACAAGGGTCGAGTGCTGCATACGCAGGTTTTCTCGGCCCTTTGTACATCTGATCCAAAGATAAAAGAAGTTGCAGACGCATTCAGTGAGTTCTGGAAAAACGGCTATCACCCTGAATTTGGTAAGCATGCAGCCTTTGCCAGACCATCAGAAATACTTAATCTTAATGTCAGGCATAGCCATGTTGATACACAGGATTACACTCCAGAAGAAAGCAGTACCGATATTAGAGGTAAAAAATCTGTCTGGGATGAATGGAAAAATATTGCTTCAGTTATGGTCAAATACACTCCAACAAGCGATAGCTTTCTTGTCTACTCGGTGAACCATGATCGTGATGCTCTCCTCATGTTCTTCATAGACAATGACGCCCATAAAGAAACTGAAAAACAAGAGTTCACAGAAGCTGCAATATCAATTAGCTATAATTTTTTCGATAAGACAAACACAAATCCAATGCCACTAGATGAAGATTTATTTGCTGACAAGTGGAAAAAATAAGCCCGCATCGCGGGCTTTTTTGTGACCGCTTCGGCGGCCTTTGTGACGTGTCACGCTATTTGTGAAATCTATCCTTCGCTTTCCAACCTTCTCCGCTAAGAACAGGGTGTAACGTCCCCACGATAAAACCGATGATTGCGAACCTTGGATCATAAACCTGATCTTTAAGTTCCACGGCATAATCGACTGGCAGCCAAGCAACTAAATCACCAACCCTCAACCGAGGACCTTTATCGTAAGCAGAGTCGGCAACAACCATAAACCCACCATCATCTGAACAAACCTTGAGAATGGCTCTTTGCCGTCCTGATTCCATTTTAATTGGCTGCTGACCAGACGGGCCTGGTTCAACGATGGCCAACATCGGCTTATCCATCGATATCTTGGTGTCAAGATACTTACAGGCGTAGTCGAATGCTGACTGATTATCTTTAAATATCAGATCATCAAGACGTTTCACTTGTGGCTGTTTTTTTGGGTTTATGTTAATTATTCTCTTCATAATGCTAATTGGCATAGTGAATATTTTTAGCATTTGATTATCCATTTATAAAAAATCGATACTAGCTTACCCCTAAGTATCCAGCCACGACCGACAATATAACAACGACCGCAACAGCAAATTCGCTATCATCGATCATACCTTTTCTATTCATTACACCAATACCAATGAGAGCGATGAGCGTCAAAATCCCAAGAACCATAAATCTCCTTACCGCGGCATTTTATCCTGAGGACGCCACCAGTATGTTTGGTTAAATTCTTTTTTCGAACGCTGCTCCATCTTACGCAGGTAACCAGGGGAAAAATACTCCTGCATCTGGTTGAACACCATGTGGTCTAGCGCCGCTTTTAGATACCAGATGTTAGCTCCCGGCGTCAGCCCTTTGCCAAGCTTAACCAGATCGCCGCCTGTCTGCTCACTCTTTCCCTCTACAGCGTTGAGAGGGATTCCCTGCCCGATCTTAATGACATCGTCGACGAGACCGGCGACAGGACCAAGCATTGAAGCCAGCGCACCGCTTCCGTACCGAGTGTGATCTGAAAGCAGGAAATCACCATACAAACCGAGACCACCGCCTTTCAGCAGCGCGCCAAGCCAAAATTTAGCAGCATCTTTCCCGGCTATATCTCGTGCTTTGCGCCCTGAAGCCATATCGTTCAGTTGCTGTGATAGCGCCCCCAGAAGTGTTGTGCTGGCAATAAACGTAGCGATGTATGCTGCCCGGCCGCCAGCTGATGGCATACCCATAGCACGTGACCAGTGGCGCATAACAACAGAGATCGGGAATGATTTGAACAGGAACACGCTGCGCATTAATTCCCCCTTAGCCGTACCGCGCTGAATTCCTGAACCGGTAATCATCTGCTCGCGTACACCTGGCGTAATCACAGCCATATCCACTTCCTCGGTTACCGCACCGAGCAGCTTTCGCATTGCCTCAAACTTAACTCGCTCAGGCGCTCCAAGGTGCTGTACAGCAGAATCCGGGATGCGCATGATGCTTTCCGGCGTCAGCAGCGTATTATTGCCGTTACCCCAATCTTCTTGCTGAGCCAGTTTCCAGACACTCCAGTCTGCTTCGGTGATCCCCTTACTTTTCAGGATGCGGAAATCATCGTTTGAAAGGCTTTTCAGATCGTGGGTTTTGTTAACAACCTCACCGAGACTACCCATCATTGTGACACCATAGGCGCGCTTATGGGCGTCTGACCATGCAGTCAGACCACTGGCGCGCATCACCGCCGTTGCAGCCCAGCGTGAGACGGATGGCCCCATATTATCCATCGCCCATCGGTTAACGCTACCTAGCAGGGACTCCATCGCCAGGCCAGCCCTGCGCGCCCGGGCCAGTTCAGTGCGGTTGGTAGGATCCATCGCTTCAAGCTGGTTTCGGAAAAGTTGGTTCATTGGCAGGTTTGTGACCTTCGCCGACAGGTACATGGTACCAAGGTCAGAAAATGAGGCCAACAGTGCTGAGCCAAGGCGACTGGCAACCATCCAGTTGCGGATGTTATCCGACCAGCGTGCAATGTGCGGGTTAGCCACCGGCTGAGTTTTTCCGGAAATGAAGTTGTAGAGGTTTGCTGTGTTGTCGGCCTGGCGTTCTACGCTCCCAGTTTTACTCGGGTTAGCCATTGCGGTCTCTGATTTTGTCTGGTCGAGAAGAGAGCTGAATACGTGATCAGGGTTTGGCCCGTAGGTTTCCACCAACGCAATATCTTTACTGATGCCTTCCAGGTGACCAACCATGATTTCCCAGAGAGAACGATCGCCATAAAGTTGCTGATATTGCAGATACGAATCAGCATCTTTGAAGTGGATCTGTCGCGAAGCGTTACCGCGATTGGCCCGCGCTCCGGAAATGCGCATGCCGTTATCAGTGAGCTTATTCAGACCGCCGGTAGCGATAGTATTGTATGCCTCACCCAGGAAGGCGGTGAGCTCAGAATCGCTCATCAGCTGACCATCTGCACGGGTGTAATATTTTCGGTCGAGCTTACCGATCACATCGCTGACCCATTTATCTTTCGATACTTTTCCCACTTTCTCCATGGAGTGGTGCTGAGGGATCCCCCAGTTTTCCAGGTATCCAATATCGCCACCTGCATCATTAAACCGGCGACGGAGTAATTCAGTTACTTCCCCCCAGGCTTTAGCGCCCTTCCTGGCTTTTGCGTTACCGGTGTTCTGCCCGCGTATTTCAAATACCAGATCTCGCACACCAGCCTCATCTTCGAACAGGCCAAAGAACCTAGGGTCAACAGCCTCGAAAGCTTCCTGCAACTGGCTCAGCGCGTAGTCACGCGTGGCCTTCGCGCGGGACTCCACAGACAGGAAATTGGACTTCCCATCAGCACTGAAAGCTATTGTACGGTTAAGCGCCCCCAGCTTTCCGTCCGCGCCCTGATAGTTATTGATGAAGTTATCCAGTTGCTGGCGTACGGAGATGGTAAGTGCTACACGCCGTTTTTTCAGCGCTGCTTCTCGCTGAAGCTCATCTGATGCCAGTTGGCCGGCGCGCCGCAATCTTTCCGCATCGCTAAGTTGTCGCCATGACATTGGGTCGTCTCGGGCAAGCGAGCGCATATTCCGGTAAATGCGATCTTCAATATCCTTAATTTCTCGCGCTGTCAGTGTGCGCTTGGCCGCCTGCTGTACTGCCTGAATACATTCCTGTCTCATTCAACTATCCTCTCAAGAAACACGAGACAGCCACATCAAAGAGGCTGGAATCCTGTACTGCCTGTTCGTTTTCCCTGCTCGCTTCGTCCAGAGCTTCCCTGGCGCTTCTGGCTTTCGGATTGCCATCCTCATCAAGAACAGTGATCATCATGTCTGGCGATTCGACCAATGAATCTTCAGCCAAACGGAGATCCATGTAGCCAGCCTGATCAGGTGATGGCTTGCTATCCACCTGGCGCAAAAATGCTGCTGGCTCAAACGGGGCCGTCTCGTCAGGCGTGCGCACTTCGGCAGTTTTGTAAAACGACATAGCCTGGACATTTAGGTCGCTTTCAGCCTGCTGGCGTCGTGCAAGCTCTGCCCGTGCTTCAAAATATCTACCGCCTGGTTCATGGGGTGCCAGTGATTCACGAGAATAATCAAGCCTACCCTGAGCATCTGATATTTTCCTGTCAACTTCACGCAAACGAGTCTGCTTTTCAGCTCTAGATCGCGCCAATTCTTTCCCGCTTCCAGCAGGTTCTTCTGCGAGAATCCTTTCCCGCTCCGAATTCAGGTTGTCAATTATTCTCTGGCTATTAGCTATCTCAGACTGGTAGACCAGCCGATCCCCTCTTGGTAACACCTGTGCTGCATCTGCTTCAAGGCTACTTGTTTCGACTGCGCGCGCTGCCGATCCCTCATCAGCCTGAAGCTGCATCTCATCTATTGATTGCGCTATTAGGCTTCTGCGCCCAGGGATATCGCTGAACGATGCAGGCTCTGCAATGCTGGACACATCAACAGCTCGGCCCTGACTCACATCGTTCATAGCTTTTTGCAGTGCCTGGATATGAGCGTCGCGCGACAGGACGTTTACAGGAACCCCAGGTGCAACATCAATTTCAGCGTGGTGTGATGCGTTAGCCGCCAGCGCAGCGTCGACCTCTGCCGGGGAAAATTCAGGTGTTGCAGCATTCTCGCCCCGGGCATTGATGAATCGACCTACGCCGCCGAAGGCAACGCCAAGAACGGCATCGATAGCGATAGACTGACGATCAAATACATCGTACTGATTAGCCATTTCATCATATCCGCCGTCGCGTAATGTCTTCGCGGTCAGGCCGCGCTGGGCCATACCAAAGGCAATATTTGTGCCTGCTGCATAAGCAATATCGGGAACTGCACTCACGGCGGTGGCCGCCACGTTGCGCACCGCGCTTTCACCGGTCCTTGCCAGTTGCGCGCCGACGCTTTCTGCAAGAGCGCCACCAGCACGCAATCCAAGGCTCATTGGGATCAGCGTACCGGCACCCGCAGTGATGCCCTGCACAAGACCAGACTCTTGCGCGGTACGGAAATCAACGCCCTGGGCAGTGAGGCGTTCAAACTCGGAGAACCCCTGCAATGCAGTGACAGCAGTGGCACCACCGGATGGACCCGCCAGCAGCGTGCCAACAACAGCCTGCCCGCCCATGTCGAACAGTCCATGCAGAACCTGACCAGCAGTTCCTGTTGTTGCGGCATCAGGCGTCAAGCGCTTAACCTGTTGCTCTGCGAGCTTACGCTGTTCCGCAATGTACTCAGAAGAGGTGTCGTTGATGGAAGTATTTTCGTTAACAAACTTCGCTATGGGCGAGACGATATTATTCATCCCAGCCCAAAGAAGTTGGTCAGGTTTGGCAACCAGCCCGGAGTACAGGCCGGATACCGCAGCGGTACCGGCGTTATCGAAGAATCCGACGTCATCATTAAACCCGGCAGGGTTAGAAGCCGCATCATCCAGTTGCTGATTCTGGTTAACAACATTGAGACCAAAGTAACTCATTGTGGGATCCCCCCTGAGAATCTCTGGCGCTGCTGGGTTAGATCGATAATCACTGGTGTACCATCTTGCTTAAACAGATAACCGGTTCCGAGCTTAACCAGATACTGGCTATCACCATGGCTTTGAAGACCGTATTGGCCTGGAGGAGCCTTAACCCCGGCATCGATGACTTGCTCCTGCCACGCCTGGTTAACTCTGGTATCAAACTGATCAGCGGACATTCCCCACGGCAGAAGTACATTCCCCTGGCCGTTGTAATCATGCACACCGCCAGTGGCAACGTTAATCGCATCCTTCCATGTGTCATCGTCGATTTCGCCGGAAACAACGCCTTTCTTAGCCATGACGCCAGCGTAATAATCCTTGGCGATCTCGTAAGCCATTGATGCACCTTGAGCATCACCAGCAAAAGCATCTTTAACCATGTTTGAAAATTCAAGGCGCATATCGTTATCCTTAGGCATAGGTATGCCTTTAGCATCCTCTGAACCTTTCCGCGCTGCTGCGCCGGATAAGATTGTCTGAGCAGCAGCTTCAGGAGAGACAACAACATCAGAGTTGTACCAACTTGTCTGAGCTAAAATGCCGCCCGGCTTATCCATCAGGATCCCAGCCACTGCTGCAGATGGTGCATTGGTACTGATCTGCTGAAGCGCTGACATATAAACCTGACCGCCACCAGTGCTTTTTTTGATGGTGTCCAGATATGCAGACTGCTGTGACACGGGTGCATCACGGAAGAAAGCACCGATCTGATTGGCTTCATCTTTAGAAAAGAATGTCAGCGGTGTTCCGTATGACTTCGCCAACTCACCAGCCTGAGACGCGCGCAATGCGATGGTCTGACCGAAGGTATTTTCGTTGGTCATATCAATAGGCATGCTTTGCCCAGAGGACAGAGAGAACTGAACGGGGTCAGCCTTGCGTTGCGCAAGAACGGTACTGGCAGCAGAGACAACCGCGTCATATGCCTGTGCTCGGGCTGCATATCCTTCCCCGGTTTCACCGGTGTCTGGCTTCAGGTTTTCTACCGCCGCCTGAATGCTGCTCGTCGGCATAGTGCGGAATGAGCCAATATAGTGCCCAGCGATTTGCGCATTCTTCAATTCGGTAAATCGGTTATTACCTTCACGGAATCCATAAGCTGCAATGAAATTCTCCTGCGTTGGTGCATCAGGAAATTCAACGCCGCGCATATAGGCCGCAGTCGCATCACGAACCTTACCGTCAATGTTCGTTCTGTACTCAGCCTGCTGTTGCTTACGGATCTGATCAGCTTGACGCAAGAAAGATGCCTGAGCCTGTGGTGATGCAGCATCAAATGCAGCGTTACCAGTGTAACGTTTCTGGCTGGTTGGTAGAGACATAAGACCAAGTGCTGCACTAGCACCTGTATTTAATTGCTGATCACTAAATGGTTGATTGCCATTTTCATGGTGGATGATGGCGGCACTTAGTTTCTTAAGGGTGTCGGGGTTACTAACATCTATTTTTTGATCTGCACTTACACCAACTTGAGCGCATACAGCCTTGATGTACGCCTCAGTATCGTTGTTATCCTCTGGTGGTGCCCAACGATTAATAATATCGCTAACAGTATCGTAGCCCTGACGCTGATAAGAAATTAGATTACGCCCTAAAGCCCTGATCCCATGCTCTGGAGTCTCAAATTTAGCAAAACGTCCATCGCTACCAGTCTGCCCTTCCCATGGGTTTGATTTACTGAACTCTAGATTGCCAGGATTATTGTTGTCGATACCTCTGGCGCTACCTGATGCACCATCAGTTGAAGCGCGACGAGAACCGCTAACCGTATCACTCAACTCACCATTGCTTTGAATGAATTCTATGCTGTTCTGATTTGACCAATTAGAAAGCGCGTTATCTGCAACCTTCTCTTTAAACTCTACCTTCTTGGCTTGGATCTGCTCATCACTCCATCCATGAGCCATGCCGTACTGATCAATTTGCTCAAAGGTCTGTTTGTTAGCTGAAAGATATGCAGCATTATCGCCATACATATTTGCGGCGGTCTGTGCAGAATTTGTTAGCGTCGCCTGAAACTGACCTTCTTCATAGGAATTCACCTGCCCAATCTCATGGCGCCCTGCTTGAGTAGTAAACTGAATACGCTGCTGCTGTGCTTGCTGCATAAATGATTTGCGCGCGACATCATCAGGCAGCGTTGCGCTGATCTCTTCTGCTGCTTGGTCAAAAGCTGTCGTGTACTCCACGCCCTTGCCTATGGCATTTTTCCCCTGAAGGTTAAGCAGCCCCTTCTGCGGGTCATTCATCAGTACGCTTGCACGTTGGCTTAACTGCAGAGAGGCATCTTGGGCCATTGCAACGTTAGCCCGCTGCTTTGCTTCACCGAATGCGCCAATATATTGCTCACCAACTTTAGCCATTCCCTCCATTAGATCGGATTGAGGTTGGATGTTAAAACCACCGGTAGAAACACCTTGGCTCTGAACCTGACGCCCCTGCACTGTTGGAACTACTGGCATAAATCCTCCTTATCTACCTGTCGGGGTACCAACAGCGGCAGTGATTGGTGCAGCTTGTGTCTGTGTAAACGGGCTCCAAGTACCACCAGCCATTTGATAAGCACCATAGGCTTTAAGTGGCGCTGTCAACAAAGTCATGGTTACGGCATTACGGCCTGCGGATTCTGCGGCATTAGCCTGTGCTCTTGCGTTCGTAGCTTGCACCTGATAACCGTAAGCTTCGCGTTGAGCATTGTTCACTGTGGTGAGGGCATCTAGCTCACCGTACTGTGCCGTATCACCGAATATATCCAGCGCATTACCGGTACTCATATCAGCACCAGTAGCACCCATTGTTGCCGCCTGCGTACCTGAGGCCTGCCGATTTCTGTTTCGAACTTGAGCCGCTTGAGCATTACCGCGGTTGATGGAGTCATCTGCCTGTGCTTCAGCTAAATCCGCATTCTGGTTAGCAACAGCAGATTGGTATTTGGCTTGTTTGTTCTGGCTGTAAGCCTGCATAGCCGACATTGCTACCATGGCAGCGCCGACTGCAACTGGTCCGCACATTAGCTTTTCTCCATATGGAAACGGTGGAACGGGTATCCCAACACGCCATATGGTGCTGGTTCTTCAAGCTTGAAACCTAACCAATGTAGCCAAGACTTAGCTATGTGATTACGCTGGTCTACATAGTTTTCAAGGTGAGGATAAAGGTCGAGCATGTCTGCCAGAACAATGCGTGAGCATTTAAGGAATACGCGCTTATGCTGATCTATATGTGTTGAACCAACCATCCATGGGATACCCTTTCCACCTAGAAGAGAAGCTGGAGCAACACCGAAGATATTTATGACATGGCCGTCAGCTATACCGGCCCATGCACGGGTTGAAACCCGTAGAGCCAAGTTAAGAACCTCTTCAGGTGTTTGGCCTGACGCCGCGATGAATTCATCAATATCAGCTTGGCGGACATTTGGCAGAATAGCCTGAATATGTTCCACGCTTGCAGGTTCGATGTAAGGTTTCACCATCAGAAGCCCCCTACCGTAAAACGAGGGAGGACAGCTAAAACAGATAGTGGAAGTGGATCGGTCTGGCGGATGTATACGCGGCCGTTTTTACTCCAGTCAGTATCTAGCTTAATTTCAACTACGCCTGTGGCGTCCTCTACTGGATCATCATAGAACTCAAATTCGCGCTGTGGATATTCATACAATCTGTCTTTTTCTGTACCTGCGAATATGCCACGACTGGCGTTAACAATCAGGCTCACCGTTGGCATGAGCTTCTTCTTATCCAGTAGTGTTTCCTGACCGGTTATATTGATATCCAGCGTTTCAAACTCAGCAGTAATTGGAAGCCCGATATGCACGACGGCACCCGGTGATTCAAGTGTTACAGAGCCAGACGTAACTATTTTTTGTGGTTCAACACTACCATCTGACAGGACGTTTACCGCCTGTCCTTCTAGGTGTCCAAGGCCGCTAAAAGTCAGGCGAGCTACACGCCATTTTGATGTGGCCACACCTTGCAACTGTTCTGGGATATTACGATTGGACTGAATGGTTACCGTGTTTCTATCTATGAAATCTATGATGTCGCAGCGCAACTGCTTATTTACTAACGCCCCACCCTCATCAGTTTCGGAGTAAGGGATCTGTATTTGTGCGCCAATATCACCACTGGTGAAATACGTTGAGCCTGAGATAGTAAGCGTATAGTTATTGCGGTAATCCCAGTCACCTGATCCGCCAGTGATTGTTATTGTTCGACTGGTGGTATTGCGTCCGTCATAGCTAAGGCCACAATCAACAAAGAAAGCATCTTCATCGCTGGTAAATTGTCGAGTTTGGAGACGCTCTACGTAACGTTTTATCTGACCGTTGACTGTGCGATTAACAACGAAGTACACAGCGTCTTCGTCGCCTTCACTTATGCAGCATGTGGACTCATATTTACCCGTTGATGGCTGCGGTGCCCATGCAAAAACCTGCTGCTCTCGGAGGTAGGTCAGCGCCAAAAGCGCACCGTCGTCACGTATAGCCCACGCGATGGAATACGGAACTATGGAGAATGACCAGTCAACAAGACTATGCTTAGTAAATAGGTGATTAGCGAGGATGGTCAGATCGTTGCCTTGGTACCCATCGACATCAAACGAATAAGCAAGGTCACGAACTGCGCTACCCTTCTCCTGAACGAATAGAGCGATGTTTGCCACGGCTATAGGAGGGATATTGCTTGAACCATTTGAACCCTGAGAACTAAGAGAGAATGCGCTCGGGGTAAGCACCTTATTTTGATCGCCGGTAATGACATATTCACCACCGGAAGTAAGCGCAACAAGCGATCCAACATCAATTAGGTGGCGGATTTCGTTAACTTGTCGCCCTGCATACGTATAGATAATCCGATCGTCATCCTGAATCGGATTATTTTTCCCAAAGTCTTTATAGTCACCGGTACGACTTGCCCAGATAGTTTGAGGGAATGCAGAGGATGCAGCAAAGTAAAGGCGTTGCTGGTAGTAAACAACGGTCCCCGGATAGCCACCTACAGAATTCCAAGCGTATCTTGCCCACTTATAGCTAGCATGTGAAGAACCAACAACCTGCGAAGGGATATAAGAAATCACTGTTGCCGTTGCTGTTTTACCATCACCGCCCACGGCGGTTATTTTAGCTATACCAAATCCTGAGTGCAGGTATTCCCACTGAACACCAGTAGCACCATCTCCAGTTCCTCCCCAGCCATCCCATGACATACCATCAGTATGTGATGGCCGCAACGTACCGGTTTTGCCCGCGGTATTTGCACGGTAGTAATTACTGTCAGCACGACGAACATCGTTTATCGCAGTGCTTTTACTTGTTTCCCATACTGGAACAGAATCAACGGCTGGCTGCTCAAGGTAGAATAAATTCCCAACCTGCTCTGCACCGAATATAGATGAGCTAGCAGTAAGTGTTACGGTTCCGGTACTACCGCTTGAATAGACGGTGATCGTCTCATCAACATTGATATCCTCAAACGGCCCATTCTTAGTTTCAACAGCTACCAACTCCCAATTATCATGCGCGTATCGGCGCAGCTCCATAGGCGGATATGACGGATGAACGATAGTGAGCACATCTGCAGACTGCGTGTATTTGAGACGAAATAGATCGGCTTCTGCGTATGGTGTGGCTAATTCGTAAATGGTGGTGGTATTTGTCACAAGCACCTGCCCGCCATCCTTATAGACGCGCATATACTTATCGCCGAACTCCAGCGCATAAGTCTGAACCGTAGAGAACTGGAACGGGATCAGACGGCACTTCTTATCGGAGATTTTCGTGGCTGCGATAAATTTGGTACCAGGGCGATTCTCTACCCCTCCATATTGACGCACCAGAAAATTACGACACTTGCGCAGAGCGACAGAATACTTAGCCATGTCAATTCGACCATACAGTGACGGGCCAATTTCTCCACCAGCAAAAGATGGTTGGATCCAACTCATAGCCATATCAGCCTAACCTCGCCATGGTAAATTCGCTTTCTGGTTGCTGTGGTTCCTGAGACTCATCCATGCTTCTAGATCCGGCGCTGAGGATGACGCTCATGTACATCTGGCGGCACATATTCCCCATGTCGCCGTTACCCGTCAGTTGCATAGCGATCTCGCCACCAAGACGCCATGCCAGCGCATCGCGGAAAATATCATCAAACATATTCACATCGGTGATGAGCGATACGTATTTAAGCCAAGCCTCAGGTTGATCGGTATAAATCAACTTTCCGGTACCGTTGGCATCAGAACCAGTGAAATACTGGACGCGCATTGCTGAAGTTGGATTACGTATGCCCGGAACCATAATTTCTATGATACGTTTGCAATCTGTCGGGTAGCTGTAGGCATACTGCCAGTCAGGAGGTGGAGTGCCTGTGTCAGCAAGTGCAATGCGTTTAGTGGCAAAGTTCCATGGAAAATCGCTCAAAGTTGCATCACGGCATGCTTCATAATGCAGACTGCAAGCGCTGGCCTCTTTGCTTTGCTCTTCAAGGCTATTAATGGATCGGCTGTTACCGATTCGGCTTAAGGCTATGTTGCAGATCTCGATAACAGACGCCATTACTCAGCACTCCCATACAGTGTGTCTGCTGCGCTTTTCTGCTGAGTTGCATCAACCGGCGCAACAACCATGTCGGTGATCTGCAAGTCAGCACTGCGATACACACCATCTTCACGCTCACGTTCAGACGTGGACTTAATAATCGCTTTGGCAGTAATCATCACCTCAGTGCCAACTTTCTGCGGCTGAGCCCCCAACTTCTCTAACGTTTCGTTATCAAGGTATAGACACAGACCATACGGATAGTCATCGCGAGTCTGGGTCTTTCCGCTTTCATCTTGATAGCTGTCGGTACCGGTCTTTAAATTAATAAGTTCCATATGCAGCTCCTACGAGAAAGGGGCCGAAGCCCCTGTTTATTAGTGAGGCTTACACGCCCAGATCTTTACGTTTCTGCGCGATTTTCTCGCGGAGCGTTTCTGCTTTGACGTTGTGATGTGGCTTTTCATTAAACAGCGCTTCGTAATCTTCACGCAGCTTGTCCATATCTCCATCATCACTTAACGCACCTTCGACAGCATTGACACCTTCAGGTTTTGGAACTTCTACAACTGGAGCGTCAACAACTGGAACTTTTCCGCCAGTAGCTTTTGCCTTCGCGTTTTTAGCCGCATCATTTAGCGGCTTAAGAGCACTACCGGGCACACCTTCGTACTCAACTTCAGATCCCTCTTCCCATAACTGGTTATGGATATGAGAGAGGCGTAGCACACGGTACTTTGCTTTTTCCCCTGACATTTAATTCTCCCTAACCAGTAATTTTTGAGCGAGTTGGATACGGAGTGTTGTTATCCACATCCAAGTTGATACCGGAAGTAAACGCACCAGCAGTAAGTGGGCCAGTGCCAACGGTATAGTTAACGCGTAGATATTTCTGAACGCCGGATGGAACCTTCTGTGAAACGATGCGCTTACCGGCTACCAGTGCAGATAGTGCTAAATCGCCACTGCTGGCGATAGTAGTCCACGTGGAGTTATCAGGACTGGTCTGCAGTTGAACGTTAACAGTAGCGGCACCTGAGGCGGTGGCCGTAGTGTTGACGGTAGTCCAGAACTCCAGAGGATAACCCACGCCAATATCGCGGCGAGTACCATCAATTGGCCCCAGATCAATTACATCAGTCGAAGCAGCAGTAGCCGTAACCGCCTGTGCTTCGGAGAACATCAACAGTTTGTCGAGGATCATATTTGTCTCTCCAGTTGTCGGCCACGTATGGGCCGACGAGTTAATGACAGGCGTTAAACAACACGTGCTTCTGTTTCGAGAAGTGCGTCAGTTTCACGGATAGGAACACCACGGAACGAAGTCCACCACTCGCCTTCGGTTTCTTTTACGCTGATCGCAAGAGAAGATTTCTCCAGCGATTGCAGATCAAGAGCTTGGGCAACAGTACGGTTCATATAGAACACTGGACGCCCCATCCCACGGTTAGGAATGCGATGGAGGGCTTTCACCATTAGCTTCGCAATATTTGCTGCGGCTGCAGGGTCTGAAAGATCGCTAATATCGATATTTGCAATACGGACAACGTATCGCCAATCACGCAGCACCAGACCGTTATCCCACTTATAATGGGTACGATAACCTTCATACTGCCCGTTATTTGCGTCTTTCAGGGTTTGCTGCCCTTTATCCTGCATCTGCAAGCCTGCTTTCTGGCCCTTAGGGAAGATGCCATGAACGGTGTTTTCACCCCATACAACCAACCAGATGGATGTATTATCAGTACCAGCACCACCAGCATCGATGATGTTCTGGGCGTTACCTGCTGATAAACTTGAATAGCGAGATGACAAGCCCATAAACTGCTGCGGGTTAACGCTAGAGTCACCATAGAAAACAGTCTGTGCCATTTGCTGATTCATCGCTTCAATGAATGCACGGTCTTCAGATAAGCGGAATTCAGCAGTATTACCGTTCAAATCAGCTAAAGATTTATCAATCTCAGCGTAGGTTTCCAGCATGCCAACACCATCAGTAACCTGAACAGTAGTTGATTTGCTAGGTTGAACCCCATAGTTGAGCAAACGCCAAGTTGCTGATGGCAATCCTGAACGAATGGTAGTTCGGTGACCTGTTGGAAGGTTACCTTCTACAATCATCATGTCCTGAAGGATCGGGTTAGTTTGACCGAGAAGCTCAATAATCTTATCAATCTTCCCGTTAGGGTCTACGCGCTTACCCCAATCAGCCAGCGTTAGCGCAACGGTGCCTTTAACAGCCATATTTCTGTCCTCTTATTTGCCGTACAAAACTTCGGCCGCACTACGCTGGCCTGTATTATTGGTCATGACCATGCTGTCTTCAGACATGGACTTGCCCACCTTCATGAATGCCCGAATGATTTCCGGATGGTTACCAAGACCGGTTGTATTCAGGTACTCTTTAAGTTCAGGACTGCCAAACTGGTCGAATGCTTTCTGCGCTAGACCGATATTCGCCGTCATGTTGTCGCCGCCAATCTCTTTGTCAGCCTTGGCATCTACTGCCCACTGCTCAGTTTGCTTTGTCCACTGTTCGATCTGTTGCTGCTGTAACTGCGGCACGATCTTCGATGCGTAGAGGTCAACAAACTTTTGTGCCTGCTCCTGATTCAGGTTCAGTTCACGCGCAATAGGCTCAAATTCTTTCAGCGCTGTTTCGTCAAGCTGCTGACCTTCAGCAGCCTTAAACTCATATTTTTCCGGCGCACCTTCTGGCTCTTTGTTTTTGTCGTCACCTTCTTTAGGCTTTTCATCGACAGGCTTATCGCCTTCCTTATCCGGGTCCTTCTCAGCGCCAGCAGGACTCTCAGCGCCTTCGACAGGCTTATCCTGCGTAGAAGGTTCAGCAGGTGGTGTGGATTGCGCTGGTTCTGATGCTGCCGGAGCTGCGCCTCCATCACTAGCTTGCTCATTGCACAATCGGCTGAACATGAGACGTTCAAACAAGTTCATTCGTTCTCTCCGTTAAACCGGAATGGTTTTTGCTTTTAACTGTGCAAGCACAGCAGATAGAGTGGTTCGCAAAGCAGCTGTATCAGACAGCAATGCGTTATATTTGGTGACTAGGTCGTTATGGTCAGTTACCAGACCAGCAACATCAGTTGCAGATGATGCAGTATCTGACGTTGCAGTAGCGGCAGCCGGTGCAGCAATGGTTGCCCCAAGCTTTACGCCACCGTAATTTGTTGTGGTAGGAGCGCCAATAACTGCTGGTGCTGGATCTGGAACCTCAACAATCTGGCTTGCACCATCCAGACGAACGACCCGTTGTTTCTGTGTTTGTGCCATTTAGTTATCCTTGCTGGCCTCATCAGCCATCGTTAAATACAGGTCAGGACAAACGGCCATAACCTTGCTAAACAGACTCAAAGCAAGATTGCGCTGCCCTTCGTTGAACGCAGTAACCTGCGCATCGGCGGTGAAAGTTGAAGCAAAAACCTTCCCACGCACCAACAGATCCCATACGACACGACGGCCATGTTCACTGGACATAACATGCTTGATATCGTTGTCGTCGCGTTGCTTTCGCTCTTTGGCATCTGCCTCAATTAAGGCTCGCTGATCGTCTTCATAATCGGTCACTGTGCAGCCCCTCCTGCCATAGCAGACAAGACACTAGGATCGGCGGTTTGAGCTTCGCTGAGCGTCTTAGCTCCCTGCGCTGCTGCCATTCCCATTTGCATTGCCTGCTGCTGCTGAATTTGTTGTTGGCGATCCTCGCGGATTTGCTGCACATCCTCAGCAGGTACAACAACCGTTGGTGATACGCCTGACATTTCCGCGTAGCTATCAATCGCCTGATCGACATTGATTTTGTCCAGCGCCTCTGGCTTGGCTTGTGCCAGTCCACCTACGAACCCAACAAAGCGCTCAAGGCTGCCAAGGCCAATAGATTTTTGTGCTTGCGCCATAACGGAGATGTATTCAATACGCAGCGGCATTCCCTGCATTACATCAGGCGGTTGCGGAAGAAGGTTTTTGCTAACCATGATGGAGAAAGCACGGTCGATAAGCGGATCAAGGAATTCGTCGTTCAGGCGCTCTAGCACCGGCCCAAGCATCAGTAACTTCTCTTCCTTCATCTCAATCACTGCTTCGACTGGCATTGAGCGGGTATTGACGTTCTGAAGCATCATGAACAAATCAACGAAATAGGAGCTATTGATAATGCTGCGGGTGTCCTGAATATCAGCCAGCAGATCGGCAGTATTCGGATTGACCAGATAAGCAGGCTTGAAGCCATCCTGTGAACTCATCTGATCGATATAAGTGATGTCACCAGGCAAAAGAGAAACGCGCTGGTTCTTCAGCGAAGATGGCCCAACCATTGGTGGGTTTGTTGCTTTGTCGATGAGCTGGCTTTTACGTCTCTGCTCAAGCTGCAACGCTTTAACTTGACCAAGTGCAAGCATGCCAGGGCATGAAGATCCGTAAACGTCCTCGCCATTCACTTCCCAACGAGGTGCAAGAATAGGAAAATCATCAAAGCCTGATTCACGCAGTACCTTGTCGTTATCACCGCTCTCTTCGTAATAAACAGATTTAACTCGTTTGTTTTTGGCATCGAGCTTGCCGGTATCGCGGTCCATGTTCGGGTAAACAGCATGGACAACATCAATCCACTTTTCGTATGTTCCGCTTTCCCACATACCTTTGACGCTACTGCTCACCTTATCAATGCCGAACTCCATAACCAGTTGACGAACTGTCATGGAGAATTTTCGATAAGCGGTATCAACACTTAGACGCGGGCTGTTTGCGATGTAGAAGCTACCGAGAGGGAAAGGATAGGTACGGGTAATATCTTCGTTGTCTTCGAGTACGGCCATCGCTGCGGTGCCGTATGTACCAAGGCTGCTATACATAATTGGCAGTGATTGATACAGATTCGACTTGTTGAACATATCGTTCATGCGATTCTGCACAACTTCCAACCATTGCTTTACCGGTCCGTAATTCATCATTGCCGGATCTGGTGTGGCAAGGCGGAACCATGGACGCGCCGGACTTGTGATGCCCGACATCATGCCGCTGGATAGCGTGCGGTTCGCCATGCTCGCGGTTGGGTCAACGATTTTGGTATTACGGCGGTCACCACGGTTTACATCAGAAGTCAGAAAGCGGGAGCCGCGCGGGTTGATGAAGTCACTCAGATCGCGCCAGTGCGGTTCGAAAGAATTACGCTCGATCTCAAGTTGCCCGAGTTGCTTTGTCAGCCTTTCCTTCAGAGTTTCCGCAGCCATTCAATATCCCTTACTGACCAAGCAGCGTTTTACCGCTGGTGGTTGCCGTTGAGGTATCACCCTGAGAGCCCGTCAAGATTGTAGAGCTTCGCCCTGCTGCTGCACGGCGGCGGCGCTCTTCATCATCTCGAGCGGAGGTTACAGCAGCGTCTTGTTCTTGCGGCGCTGCCTGAATCTCTGGCGCTGCCGGTACTGAAGGAGTACTTCCCATGCACATATGCTCACCCATTGGTCAATCAATTTATTACCAATTTAACCACATAAGGATTATTTGGCGTAGTTTATTGACAGGCAAATGATTAATTATTACCTTACAGGTAACAAATGCTATGCGGAATGTGTTTATATAGAAATATTTTTTATACCCAGAATGGAGATAGATATGAAAGGTGATAACGGCGGACCGGCATTTCCAAGGGAAGACTATCAGTGTAATGGTGCTGACGGTTCTCTGGGGCAGGAAGGTATGTCTATGCGCGACTACTTCGCAACCAAGGCCATGCAGGGAGCTATTGCAAACAATAGTTTTGCAGATACAGGTAGTGACCATGAAATTGAGTGGGTTGTAAGACTCTCATACAAATATGCAGACGCAATGCTAAAAGCCCGTGGCGAGTAATGCACATCGCAGGTATTCACTGAGTATCTGCTGTGAGCAATCCCGCTTACATATTTTTAAGGTGAGAATTATGAAAACAGCAGAATTATTAGCCCAATGTCTTGTTGGATGGCCATCGAGATTTATACGCATTGTTCAGTGTTGTGATGGTTCTTTTTACGGTGTTATGCGCGCTGACGAGCTTGTTAATATACAAATTGTAAGCGAACAATTAGCAGGACTTCCTGTCGCTGAAGATGCAGGTACTGGGGTAACATCTCAGGATTATAGTGATGCAGTGATTTCACTGGAGCAGATGCGGAAAGATATTGATACCCATGCATGTACGACAAAAGAAATAGCCTCAGAAGACAATAGCCGTGAGCATTTTTACCACATGAAGCTTCAGTGCCTCCATGAGGCGCTTAACCAACAGGGTATATGGGATAAAAGTAACGCCGAATCTATCGCTGAAACTATCAACGCCGCTTTCGATAAAATTACTTTTAAGCAGTCTCTTTTTTGCATTGGGGATTCGCCTTTCATCGGAGCAGGGGCTATAAAATATAGCGCAATGAAATAATGCCGTTACACATCGCTATCAGCCCGCCAATGTGCGGGCTTTTTCATGCATACGGATCGTACTCCGTAATGGCCTTACCCTGCTGCTGACCCGGTATATTGAGTCGTTTCGATACAGGGAACGCAAACGTCAGTAGCAGCCCATCACCTTTACCCGGCGATCTACCCAAACGCTCTTTTATGTCCTCTTTCGGCTCTATAACTATTTTACCGTCTACCCTAACTTTGTACTCCGCAGCTGATAGGTCATCTGCTGTTTCCTGATCGTCAAGCGCGCCGCCTAATTTCAACCAAGTTTTGCAGCTATTGAACATTTCACCGCGCTTATTCAGCATTTGCGGATCGCTACTGCCGCCGCCGAACGGCACTAACGTCCACGATCTTCCCCAGCCATCACCGATTGATTTAAGCCCCGTGCCATAACCAAAGTCTATGAACACAGCATCCGCTTTATATTCATCCTCATAATCTGCCACACGCTTAGCCATAATCAGATCGTCGGTAGTCTTCGCGCCAGTCCATAAAACTTTGCTGTGCAGTCCCTGCCGTAGGTAAATCACCGCGTCATCAACGCCGGAGTATGCAGGGTCAACACCGATTATTACTGGTGCGTGGGCCACTTGCGCAGCAGTAACAACACGCTTCATCGCAGCCTCGGTGAGCCCTGAAGGGATAAATTGCAGTTCTGATGCATCAGGGAATATCCCGCGCACACGAACCTTCACAAAGTCGCTGTCCTCGCCGTAGTCATCCACCCACTTTTGCAACTGCTCTTTGTTCGTGCCTTCAACTGTTCGGCTGTCAATCTGAGCAGTCTTCCAACGGTGCTTATACTTGCGGAAACACTCACGAAAACGGCCAGTGTTTCGCGTCGGGTTACCGAACGCGACCCAGATAATTTCGGTGTCTTCGTCGGTCAACGCCCCCTCGGCAACCTCCCACACCAGATCGGCAATGTTGGAAGCTTCATCGAATATCAGAATGATGCGCTTACGCTCGTTGTGCAGTCCAGCAAATGCCTCTGTATTGTGCTCAGACCACGGAATAGCATCAGCGCGCCAGCGCTTATCATGCTCTTTCTCTGTGCTGTACATAGCCGTTGCGGTGGTAGAAAACCAGTCTTTGGTAATGGCTAAGCTCGACCACTTAATGATTTCAGGCCATGTTTTCGTGCGTAACTGGTTGTCAGTGTTTGCGGTCACCACCACTTTGCAATCTTCGCATGTTGCCATACCCCAGTTGATAAGCATCGATATGAATGCAGATTTACCGATACCGTGGCCTGATGCACGCGCAAGCATGATTGGCTGATGCCTGGTCTTTGGATTACGAAGGTGCTTACCTATTTCCTCGAATGCTTCTGACTGCCACTTACGGGGGCCGGTAGCGTGTGCCAGCTCGGTTCCCTCTTCGCTCCATGGGAATGCGTACAGCGCATAGCCAAGAGGATCGTGTGTAAAGCTAGCTATATCGTCGATAAGCTCCAACTCAACATCATGGTTATCACTCATCGTTACCGCCTCGCCCTTGCGCGCGCTTGCGTGCCGCCGCCATGCGGTTGGCAATACTAACGTTCACGTTAACCTCAAGCCGCTCTTTGAATGCATTGACGTCCACGTGCTTGCCGATTAGCTCGAGGTTCTTTACCTTGTCAGGCCATTTTATTTTTTTGAGAATAGTCTCTATCGAATCCTCGTTCATATTCATAATGGTTGATGAAAGATCGAACCCACTTAGCGTGGTGCGCCATATCTTAGGCCAATCGCGGATCGGCTTCAGGGTGCCATCGTCGTTCAAGATATCCAGTACATCCATCTGATCGATTTCCACCAGCCGCATGAGCACGTAATCAGCGCTGACACGCAGACGTTTATTGCGCTCGGTCATCAGTTCAGTAATTCGTTTTTGGATACGTTCGTCTTTCATCATCCGGCTAGCAGCATTGTCCGGTGATGCATAGCCAGCACGCTTTGCGGCCTCTGCTTGATTGTCCGGCGTCTTCACGTACTCATGACAATACCGTTCCGCCATATCTGTAATCGGTCTAAATTGAGTAGATTTACGTTTTACCATAGCGACAATAGTTACCATTAAAGTAAAAGTTACCATTACGGTAATACTATCATGCAAAACAAAGCCGCCATAGTCGGCGGCTACTGTTGTTGTTTCGCATGTCGTGACATGTCACTGCGTATTTATTTTTAATTCGTGCCACCCGTGATTAACCCAGCACTTATACTCCTCTGACAGACAGCACTCTGCCACTGGCAGCTGTTCACCGCATCTCCCACACTTCCGCTTACTCAGGTCTTCAATCTTTTTGCGTAACTCGCCGTCGTCTTTACGTATGAGCAACTGAAGATATTCAACAACATTATATGGCTCACGACCAGGGCGACGCAGCGCGCAGTTACGCTGCAACATATCCAGCTCTTGACTATCTAGCAGTAGTTCAAACTTTGTAACACCAGCATTACGCTGGCGTTCGCGTTGTGCCGCTTTGCGCTCTGCCGCTGTTTTAGCCATCTATTTCTGCTCCTGTACTGGGGGTTTTACCTGCTCGAATTTTTCAAACCAGAAAACTATCGGTTCAGGCGTGACATGAAGTTGCCCAAAGCGCTGTGCAGCTCTTAATGCCTGTGATCGGTTTATTTGTGCTGCAAAGTCACGCTCTATCATCGTGCGAAACCCTTCAACATCTGCGCTTGATTTGTATAAGTTGCACTGAGGACAGGCTGGAAACATGTTTCCATCGTTATCTCGCTCTGGATAATGACTTTCGCCAGTTGGTGTCCAGCGCAATATGCGTGTAACGGGGTCAATATGTGTTGTGTAACGACGAATTACTGGCGCTGCGTGGTCTGCGTGCCAGCGATCAGGTAGTTCACAGCCGCAATAGGCACATTTACCGCCGAACTTTTCCCGCAAGATAGCCCGCTGTTTTTTAGTTAGCGCCATGTTATTCGCTCTCCTGTGCTGGGGCTGCTGATGCACGCTGCTTAACATCAAGCATGAAACGAGCGAGTAGCTTTGCTTCAGGCCAAACTAGTGGCTTCCCGTAAATAATTTCGTGCAAGCGAGTTATTGAAAAGTGATCCGCATCATCCATGTCGATTTCTAACTTGTAAGGCTCGCTTACAGGTTGTGCTGGTGCCGCTTTATAACCGAGTCCATAAAAAAGTGCGGCATATTGCTTGTTATCAACGAATAAATGGCCTGTATTTTCCCAAGCGGCATCGAATTCCATGGGAACTGGTTGTGCGGGTGCTTCATCGGCAGGCAATGGAGGCAAGTCAGGAACAGTCACGCCAAACAATGCAGCTAGGGCGCGATAATTCTGCTCGGAGTGATAGCGGCCTTTACAACGAACAAGCTTCTCTGCTGCTTTGATGATTTTGTAAGTCTCTCCCTCATTCGTGAGGGTGACATCAGGCTGTTTAGGTAATACCGGTGCTGCATATAACTCTGTGCCATGCTGTAATTCTCGCTTTCCACTTTTAGCCCAGCAAATACCGCCAGATGCGGCGCTACGCTCATCAACAAAAGCCACCGGATTCTTAGCTGCTTGCTCGTATGCCAGAAGCTTTTCTTTCGCAGCTTTAAACTCATCAAGAACATGAAGAGCATCAACAAATATGTCGTAGTTCTCTTTGTCTGCCGGATCGCTGTATGCATCTTGAAACTGCAATAAATTTTCTTGCAGCTTCTCTAAACGCTCAGTTGTTAACTTAGTCATTGCTCTGCTCCCCGCGAATAGATAAAAATTTATCCATGGCTTTATTCGCTAGCCTTTGGCCTTTGTATCGCTCAATACCCCATGCGACGGCATAGCAAATCCATAGGTAGTGATGTGAGTAGCGTTCGCATGAGTTGCCTTCAAATAGCTCATATGCATCTAAACCGGGAATATCTGACTCGAACACGGCGTTATAAGCTGCCTGCGAATCACTGAAATGATCTCGTTTCAGATTCGATATTCTTTGAGCCATATCTTCGATTTCACTGGCGTTGTGTACACCATCCTCAAGCCATGATTCGTGCCATTCATCCAAATCTTTGGCAAATGCATCATCGTCGAACTCAAGACAGTGTTTATCTCGACCACTGCCACCGGCACCCATCGCAAGTTTCTCGGACCAATAGTGAGGGTTTATGCCCGCATCACGACTTACGAAGAAGTTGAACATGTCATGTATGCGTGTGAATACCCATTCCCCCATATCACCGGAAACAGACAGATAGCCGGGCCAAGTCACTAGATCGAATCGATAGATGCTGCTGCCATTGCGAGAGAACTCAACATGGCGATAGATGCCATCGTCATGATGAATTTTCATTGAGTGTCCGCGAGTATCTTCCTCAAAGCGTTTTTGCACTTCTTTGCAGTTACTGTGCATCATTAATCCCCTTGCGAAGCTGGGCGGCGAAATCACGAATCTTGCTCTGGATTGCTGCTGCACGCGTCATATATTCAGCGCACCACACATCACCATCCGGCTCTGGAGGTTGCCCACTCCAAATTAGCGTTTGAAGCGATTTTTCATCCATGCCGTCGAAGTCTGCTAAAGCTCCTGCAATCTCTTCTCTGAATGACTCAGTAAGTAGTGACTCAATCGCATTCGCTCGCATTTCGGCTATCTGCTTTGCCAGCGCATCACGCTGCTGAACTACTGATTCGTAATCATTTTCACTTTGCATATTTAACCTTCATAGCTTATTGAAATAATTGATTTAATTAGTTACTCAGAATTCTTCTACTTAGCTTTTCTGTTAGCCATTAGCACTTCATAAATCTTTTGCCACTCACTGCGCCCGAAATTGGCCTTTGAGTTACAGCTAGAACACAGACAAATTAGGTTCTCCTGTCGGCAATCTTGCTTGTCGTAATTGATATGATGCGTAGTTAGTCTCTCATCAGACCCATCACAACTGGGGTTCTGGCAAATGAACCCGTCTCTCTCGATAACCTCACGACTCGTTTCTCTGAAATCCCATGGATATGGTAAACGTGATAATCCACCAGACCAGTTAGGGTTCCCCTCGCCTTTCATCTGGGAGGAACGCATGTTGTTAGAACAAGCCTTTGAGCAACACTTTTTGCGTTTCTCGTGACACCTGAAAACGTAAAATGGTGTTCCACATACACAGCATTTTTTTAATACCCTCGTTGGTTCTCGACTTACCGGCTTACCTCTTTGCGAAATACCTACGCACTGTAGTGAGCAAAAACGAGAAGCTGCATTAACTCGCTTAACCTGATATTTTTTGCCACATACAGAACATACTTTTTCCAGATTCCCGCCTTTCCAGTTCGGGTTTTTATCCCCAGATACAATCAGACCAGCTGCATTCAATTTCTTACTCATAGCTCCTCAATTTCCCAACCTCCGCCAAGTCTCTTTGGCTTTGGATACGCAACCTGAAAGACAAATGGATAGCTATCAGCAGCAACCTTCATTTTGACTCTGGCGTCATCAGTAAAAACTGCTTTACTTCCCTTCACGTCCACCATAACCAACTGCCCATCTGACAACATGACGGCAAAATCAACAGTCAGAAAACAGTTATCAGCCAGACGTAGCTTCACCCCTTCGAACCGGTACCAGACGACCTCCCCAGCTCGCTTTCGTAGCTCAAGAAGCTGGCAATACTCAGACTCGGTTTTATTCATCTGACCTGTCTTGAGTCGGCCTAGTGCTTGAAGTGACCTCTTCATAATTCACCTTAATGGTAATAATTACCTTACGGGTAATAATTGTCAATATAAAAAATGCGCTGCTGCGCTGTTACTTACCAATTGCTTTCTACTCGCTATTGTTACGAACCCGAATGATGTGCCTAGCAAGCTTCTGCTGCCACTGATATTGGTTAAGTTCGATGCCTTCGCACTTCCAAAAGTCTATGAATGATGCAAGTTCAGTTTTTCTTACAGCATTTTCAACAGGTGTCCCCCAGCCTTTCGATTGTTCTACAAAATCCGGATCTGGTTTCCAGCCCAAGTGCATCAAAAAGTTATCCACAGGATTTTTCGCGCGCGCGTTATGAGTGGGGTTTATATGGGGTTTAATATCTTCTCTTCTCTTCTCTTCTCTAGTCCTCTTTTTGTCCGCTTCTGGTGCGGACATTTTGCGGACACTTCTCTTCCTGTCTGCGTCCTGCGCACGTCGCTTGGCTGACTGACCGTTATGGGCTTCAAACCGCGGCATTACTAGACTTTCGCCATCTTCTTCAAGCCAACCAACGGCCATCATTGCCCTTGCGAATCCGGGGAATCCGATCAGGTCGTCGAGAGTTTCTGGACTATAACCATCAAGGTAACCGTCAACAGAGTGGACATCAAAAAGACACCATGCGGAATGTAGTCCGCCAACTATCCGTAATCTGTCCGCTTTCAATGCGGACGCCATGCGGACAACTTTAGGATGTGTGTGCAAATCGGCACGCATCTTGATCCAGTCACCGGCCATCTGGAACCTCCTGACATTGCCAGTCGGGTAGCTTTCCTTTGTAACCTGTTCTCCTGATACGCGATTTAGCGTTACGTTCGATCTGAATAAGTTTCTGTATATTTGCCCTTCGTTGAGACTCTTCTCTTCGTAAAATGCTGATATCGCCTGCAAGATTCGTTTCCTTACGCGCCATATTCAGCAATAGTTCAAACGCTTCAACAATCGCTCCACATTTTCTACATTTAACCTGTCGATCATGCTCGTTAATGACGTAACCAGGATGTAGACAGAATTCTCCTTTCTCCATAAGAAAGTTGATATTCTCTTTTGGGTTTTCAGAGCTGACGGGGAAGGCGACAATATTGCTAAGCTCGTTTTCGGAATCAGTTATCATAATGCCCCCTGCGCTGCCCTTAGCAGTTCAGAAACCTCATTTCGGTACCGGTTTGCGCTCTCTAAAGCACACTGCACGCAGGTTCCATTAAGAACATAGCGTTCTGCTTTATGCCCACTCCGGCATTCTTTCCCTGTGTAGAATTTTTTCAGGCCTGACTTAGCTGCCTCCGCCCGGGTAATTATTTTCACGTCCCCCTCCTAATTATTGCTATTGTTATTGGTTATTTTGCATGAGAACACAGAAAGATCAACCGTAAATGAATTTTTATTACCTTTCGAATAAAACTCAATAAAAAAGGCCGCACAATGGCGGCCTAGTTTAGTTACTTACTGCTCGTTAATCGTAGAAGAACTCCGCTAACTGGGCTTTGTTGCTAATCCAGTTACGAGACTTACATGCTTTAAATAGCCCATCCATCAATCTCTTACCGGGCATTTTACGCTTTCCGGTTAAATGAGTTTGGATATAGTGGCTAGTTGTTCCAGCCTCCATAGCAAATGCTTCTCGCTCTTCAGGCGCTAGGCCAAGCCAGTTTTTTTTGAAGTTGAAAACCATATGATTTTGCCCTGCTGCTACTCATGTCTCATAATAATTACCTGAAGGGTAGCAGAAATCAATGATTATTACCTAGCAGGTGCATTTACCGATAAGGTAACATTGCTTTAAATTGAAGCTATTAACGGATCATCTAAAGGCAATAATTACCCTCAATGAAAAGCATTAATGACATCCGACGTGATAATTTGCGTGACATCATCGACCGCGACTTCAATAAAACGCAGTCACGTCTTGCCGAGCGTTTGGAATGTCAGCCTAACCTAGTTAGCCGCTGGGTGAAGGGTGTTAAGACGATCGGTGATTCTGTTGCGCGTAAAATAGAGAAGGCCGCGAACAAGCCAACATTCTGGCTCGATGTAGATCATTACTTAACAATGGTTGCTGGAGTTGAGCAGGAAGAAGAGCACAGCGAGATCGGCGTAGTAGTTGCGAGTAATCTACAGCGGTGGATGGAGAGCAATCGCGCTTTTTCGTCTCAGCATAAAGTCGCTGAAGCCGCTGGCGTCAGTCAGGCCACAATCAATCGTTTACTGCGTAACGAAGCCAGCATTACATTGAATAATCTAGCTGCTATCGCTGCTGTGTTCGGGCGAAGAGCATATGAGCTTATCGTTCCGCCTGGTGATACTGGCATGATTAAATATGACCACTCCCGCTACGCTTTGTTACCTGAGACTGAGAAAGCGAAGATAGAATCTTTCATTGACTTTATCCTTGCGCAGAATAACAAATAAAACTATTTAACTCATACAGTTAAATAAACAAGCCCACCATTGCGTGGGCTTTTTCACACTCATAATTATTACCTATTGGGTAATTTTTTATTGTCATAACTATTGACAACAAATCATATAAGCATAATTATTACCTCACTGGTAAACATTGAGGGATACAACATGCAGTGGAAATTCAGTGAAGGTTTCTACCTAGTCACAATCTGCGGCCTCATGAGCTGGAAATTCACCAGCCTACACGATGGTTTCGCGTGGGCTTTTATCACCAAAGAGGCTCGCGACGTAGCCGATGAATTGGATGGAATACAGCAATGAGTAAGACAACGATTGTTGAGCTAAACAAAATCATCAAAGGCTTTAACGAACAGACCTGCGAGTTAGTGCTTCAGCAAGCTGAGTCGTGGGACAAAGAAACAAAGCAATACCACATCATCAAAGCATTAAGCCATCTGTCTGGGCTTTCTCGCGAAGCATTAGAGCTAGGTTTGGAACACCAAGACAACCCTGAAAATTTAGCAAAAGCATTGTTTGACATTCTTTATGCATCTAGCCAATTCCAAACAGCCATTGAGCTTAAACATCAGGAGGCGGCATGAATAACCAACAGGCCCTGCGCAACGGAATTTATTTAGATATTCCAAATTCTGAATACCACGCGGGCCTCGGTGTCAGTAAATCACAGCTCGACATGGTTGCTATGAGCCCTGCCCTGCTTAAGTGGCAGAAGTCAGCTCCAGTCGATACGGAGAAGCTAAAGGCTTTGGATATGGGTAGTGCTCTTCACTGCCTACTATTGGAGCCAGATGAATTCGATAAACGCTTCATCGTGGCGCCTGCGTTCAACCGCCGAACTAATCAAGGGAAAGAAGATGAAGCGGCATTCTTGCGTGATGTAGCAAGCATGGAAATGACAGTTATGGACGCAGAGCAAGGAAGAAAGCTGAAGCTAATGCGTGATAGCGCCATGGCTCACCCCGCAGCACGTTGGTTACTAGAGGCTGACGGCCATGCGGAAGCCTCATTTTATTGGACTGATGAAGAAACCGGTGAACTGTGCCGTATTCGCCCTGACCGATATTTGGTGAACCATCCTGTCATCGTCGATGTGAAAAAGGTTGCGGACATGGACCGTTTTGCTCGCCACGTCGAAGAGTTTCGCTATCACGTCCAAGACGCTATGTACCGAGAAGGATTCAAACAAGTAACAGGCGAAGCACCGGGATTCTTTTTCCTAGCTGTAAGCGAAACCATCGACTGTGGACGCTATCCGGTTCGGGTATTTGAGCTTGACGCCGAGGATGTTGATACGGGGCATTCTCTTTTTCGCCGAGATTTAAACACCTATCACCAGTGCCGATCGACAGATGATTGGGGCGGAGTGGAAACCATCAAACGCCCAGCGTGGGCACGTAAACAGGATATGTACTTATGAGCAACGATATTACAACCATGAACGCCACAGTAAATACAGCAATCGCTGGTACCGCATCCACAATTTTTAGCCCTGAAGGGCTGAATCAGTTGATGAAATTTGCCGAGGTAATGTCTCAAAGCCGTGTGACTGTTCCAGCTCATCTGGCTGGAAAGCCAGCAGATTGCATGGCCGTTGCGATGCAGGCCGCGCAATGGGGTATGAATCCATTCGCTGTGGCGCAAAAAACACACGTTGTCAGCGGCACGCTTGGTTACGAAGCGCAGCTAGTAAACGCAGTTATCACCACGATGTCACCAACAAAGGATCGCATTAACTACGAGTGGTTTGGCCCGTGGGAAGGTGTGATCGGCAAATTCGTTGAGAAAACATCGAAGAATGGCAATAAGTACATGGCGCCTGACTGGACGCTCAATGACGAAAAGGGATGTGGTGTTCGGGTTTGGGCAACGATGAAAGGTGAGGCTCAACCTCGCGTGCTTGAGTTGCTTCTCTCACAGGCACAGGTTCGCAATTCAACACTATGGGCAAGTGACCCTAAGCAACAGCTCGCATATCTGGCAGTTAAGCGCTGGTCACGTCTTCACTGCCCAGACGTAATCATGGGTGTCTATACGCCTGATGAATTGGAAAACACTCCACATGTTGAGCGCGATATTACGCCACCGGCGAATACAGCTAGTGGGATCAATAGCATCATCAATGCAAAGCCAGAACAAAATCAGGAAGAGCGCCAGCATACCACCCGTCCAAAAGACGAACGAACTCCTGACGAATTACTGGCGGCTTTTACAGAATATGCGAGTAGTGCCCGTTCAGTTAATGAACTTGACGATGCTTACACGGCTGCCGCTAAGCGACTATCAAACACGCCTGAATTATTAGATTTCGCCACAGATGTTTACAACATCCGCAAAGAAGAAATGACTGAAGTTCCAATGTAATCACCTGCGCGGCGCTGCGGCGCCGCAAGCAACAAAGATAAGAGAGGAAATTATGGAAGCTGCAATTAGCAAAGAACAATTAATCGAAAAAACATCACTTTCAATGTCAACAATCGACCGACTAGAGAAGCTTGGAGAATTCCCAAAACGCTTTTACATCACCGATCGTCGTGCTGTCTGGAATGCTGATGAAGTAGAGGCTTGGCTAGACGTTAGACAGATTAAGAGCCCAGAAGTGTTCACAGGTAAAAAGCCACCAGTGGAAAAGCGTAAATACCGTCGTACAGGAGCGACAGCTGGTATCGCGGCATGACAGCCGTCATCCGTAAGCATTTCACCAAACATGCTGACTGGTATCTGTTTCTTGGAGCAATCGCCGCTTAGCTTTATCTGCTGGCGGCAATTCTCACCAATGATGGTTGGATAAAGTGAAAAAATATAAGCTTATTTATGCCGATCCTCCGTGGCCATACGGCAATACCGCAAGCAATGGTGCGGCAGAGGATCACTACTCAACGATGAAAATGATCGATATCAAACGACTGCCTGTATGGGATATTGCAGACGAAAACTCAGTACTCGCTATGTGGTATACCGGAACGCACAATCAGGAGGCTATCGAACTGGCAGAGGCGTGGGGTTTTAATGTTCGCACCATGAAAGGATTTACATGGGTAAAGTTTAATCAGTTGGCCGAGCGGCATATCAACAAGGCGTTGACTGCTGGTGAGATAGAGGACTTTTACGACCTTCTTGATTTGCTTAATACCCAAACTCGGATGAATGGCGGTAACTATACTCGAGCCAATACGGAAGATGTGCTTATCGCAGTTCGTGGTTCTGGCCTTGAAAGGTTATCCGCTGGGATCAAGCAGGTTGTCTACAGTCCTCTCGGCGCGCATAGCGAAAAACCGTGGGAAGTGCGCCACCGGCTTGAGTTGCTATACGGTGATGTACCTCGCATCGAGTTATTCAGCCGCAGCGCGGAACAAGGTTGGGACCATTGGGGTAATCAGTGCGCCACCGCCGCGGTTGAACTGCTGCCCGGCTGCGCCATCGATGTAGTGAAAACGGAGGCGGCGTGATGACAAGTCGTGAACAGTTTGATCTTGTATGGAAAGGCTCTGAAATTAGTGACGATGACACGTTGAAGCAGATTGCTTGGGCTTTCTGGCAAGCAAGCCGCAATGCCTTAGAGATAAAGCTGCCTCCTGCAATCAACACTGAAGAAATCGGCGTAGCCATCTCAAAAGAGCGCACCATGGCGCGACTTGCGTTTGCTGGCATCAAGATTAAGGGGGAGTGATGGAAGCGTTTATTGAATGCGGAAAATGCAACAAGCAATGGACTGAGAATGTAAATGGATATGTTAAATGCCCTTGCTGTGGATCAGGCCAAGTCAAGAGAATGGTAATGGGTGGGCCTAAGCCAGATTGGTTCAAGGTTATATGAGGGCGAGATTATCGCCCAGCTTCATCCAACCACTTTTCAAATTTGACTGGGGAGAACGGCACTAGACCCGTTAACTCCCCAGAGATCCACCCATCAACCATATCTGCCCACTGCTGCAACATGTACCGGCGCTGCTGCGCATACTCAGCTTTGTTGTAAACAGCTCTCACACCTTTCTGTTCATGCGCCAGTGCCTTCTCTATCCAGTCAGAAGGATAGCCAGCCTCATGTAGCAGCGTGCTGGCTGTGCGGCGCAGATCGTGAACAGTAAAATGTTCTAGCTGGTGGCCAGCCGCTTTTGCAGTTTCAACAGTCGTGTTAATAAGCCGGTTAAGAGCAGCATTGGAAAGCGGCTTACTCACAGAATATCTTCCTGCTAATAGATATTCACTACCACCAGCGCACATCTGCAGACCAACCATTAGATCCTGAACCTGCTTTGATAGATAAATGATATGGGCACGGCTCGCTTTCATGCGTTCGGCAGGGATTATCCATGTATTGTCTTTAAAATTTACTTCCTGCCATTTGGCATTAATAAATTCAGCTTTACGCACCAGAGTAAGCAACACCAATTTTAGCGCCATCTTCATTGTTGGCATTGTACCGACGGTATCAAGCTGACGGTAAAAAATACCGATCTCCTCAGGAGATAAACTGCGCTCACGTGGTTTGAATGTTGCGATTGAGCTGGCCTTAATATCTTGAGCGGGGTTAATGAAGCCATACCCACGATCATTAGCATAACGGTATACGCTGCTAATTATTTCTCTTACCTGTATCGCCGTCGCGCGGCCTCCACGATCAACAATCCTATCGCACAGGTCTCGCACCATCTGCGGGTTAATCTCAGTCATCAACTTATTGCCCATAACTGGAATTATATCTTTGTCGATAACCGCCTGTTTCATACCGCGTGTACTGTCTGCGAACGTGGCATGTTTCATATAATTGACGGTAAATACCGTGAACGTTTCCGCATCTCTTGATCGTAGTCTACCGTCACGCTTCTCTGCAGCTGGTGACCTACCTGCATTTACCAGCTTTTTAGCCTCTATCAGTTCTTCGCGAGCTTCTGCTAGGCTTATACCGTCACGGCCATACTTGCCGATAGTCAGGGTTTCTCGTCGTCCATTAACCCGATAGTCATATCTAAACGAGACTGTGCCTCCTGGTGACACAGCAACATACAGGCCATCACGATCAGTGACTTTATAGAGTTTTTCCTGAGGCTTTAAGTTCTTCAGTTTAGTATCGGTGAGCAT